ACGACCACAGCCTCTTTGGTTTTAGCGTCTTTGCGAATAACCGCTCTAGTCAATTCTCGAACCAGGGACTCAAATAAGAATGCAGTATTTCTTTTTTTATTGTGCTTTAGTTTCATTGTTTTTAGATTCTAACTCCTCAATCAATAATTTAACGTCGTGGTTGACTGTGAAAACTTTATTCTCTTCTAAAGAATAATTAGATTCGTCCTGTTCCGAAAGCCCTGTTCCACGGGCAAGACTTCCTAATTCATCGCGACCCTTGAAAACGTTTCTCATTGTTGGGCTCGCCATTTCACGAGCCCATACACCATGGTAACTTCGCTTGCGTGCTCCTGACTTTCTCCTATCCACATTAACCGGCGCGTAATACTTCCCTTTTGCCCCTGGCGTTAGGTAGGCATCATCGTCACGGCGGGCCGGTGCAGCAAGAAGCGGACCTTCTTCGCCGCCCTCCTCACCCTCTTCCTCGCCGCCCATCTCTTCTTCACCGCCGAGGCCCATGTCGCCACCGCCCATGTCACCGCCCATGTCACCGCCCTCTTCGCCTTCAGCACCAGCAGCATCTTCTTCTGCGGCTGCCTCAAGGGCAGCTTCATGCTTCTTGTCGAAGAACATCTCTCGCAAGTTTTGCAGATGCTCTTCGTCAGAAAGATTAAAGATCTTTTTAGCAATCCAGCGCTTGCTAAAGTAACCTTCTGTGGCCCCACCCGCAACTTCAAATTTAGTGCTCCAATGCTCAAGCTCCTGAAGTTCAGCAATCCGCGAAGGATTGTTCAACTGAAGTTTAAATGAAACCAAGTCGTCGGCGCGGTAACCCAAAGTGTATAAATGAATGATACCAACTTTCTCAATCTCAGAAAGAATGGCGCGTTGCAAGCGTTGGATGGTTCTCGCAAAGCGGATATCTTTTTGCGCCAGAGTAGCCTTATCTTCGTCTGCGCCTTCACCTCTGGACAAATAAGACATGGGCACCTTAAGCGCTGAGAATAATTTATCTCTTAGATATTTTACATCGTCGATATCGCCCGTATATGTTCCACCAGGAAGGCTTTCAATCCGCGACGACGAACCACCGCGCATAGGAACAAAATAATCTTCATCAACACTCATGGGGTTGTACCGCAAATCAACGCGACCCGTATCGGGATCAACAACCTGAGCGCGTTTCATCTGTGTCATAACCCTTTGCATATACTGCTCGATGTCGTTGGGCGCGATATTTCCTACATCAATATAAAAGACCCTTCGCTCTGGGGAGCGTACAATCCGATAAGCCATCATCGCATCTTCCAACAGGGTAAGCTGCCGCCAAATACGCCTAGCGGGTTCTAAAGCTGACGTGCCATATGGCGCGTACTTGTCATTCCCAAGAATTCTGAAGTGTGCAACCTGCCAATTTTCAAAAGTCATGCCGCCAGAGTTCCACTGAAACTGAATATAGTTTGGATTTGTTTTATCCTCGCCTTCCATTCTTTCAACTTCGCTAGGCGGCAAGCCAATAGCATTTTTAATTCCCTCGCCTTCGTCAATATCCAAGTACAAAAAGAAGTCTCCATACTTACACATTGTTCGGCACCATCCAAATAAATTGAATTCAATATTCAAGATGTTATGATAGAGGGTCTGTAAAATAGATTTGATTTCTCCGTTAGGACAATCAATTGTCATCAACGGAGACAAGGACGTGGAGGTTGTCATCTCGTCTGCGTAAATATCGAGAGCAGAGGCAATCTCGGGGGTATATTCCATCTGGTCGAAATCTGAATAACGGTCGCCGCGATGCTGCTGCGACATATATGCGCTTGATAAACTCTCAAAAGGGTTGTATTGAGTTTTTTTAAATTGTTGGCCATGAGGCGAAGAAAAGCTATACTTATCAAGCTGGCGGCGTCGAAGAGAGCGCGGTGTTTGAGCCCTATAGTTAACAATTGGACCGGAGAACAATCGTGTGAGTCTTTTAAAAAGTGGTGATTCGGGATTTCTAGGATTATTGTCGTTTTGTGCCATTATTTATTATCCTTTCAAAAGCCAGCCAAATTCTTTTTGTTCTCGGATTGCCTTTCCTTGCGCCGCTTTCTTGTGTCCTGTCATACCAGGAATAGTTGTATCTATTATTGTAGACGATTTTGTCATAGAATTTAAGATAACCTTTTTATATTCTGAATCTCGCTGATTAACAACCAAAGCTGTGTCGCGAACCCAACAAGCAATTGCGAGACTCATAACCAAATCATCATTGTATGAACGCATTGCTTCCGCCTTGCCATTATTCCAAATAAAAGTTTTCAATTCATTTAAAACCCTAGAAGACCGTAGTGTAATTAGTTTATTTCTAACGAATTCTTCTAATTTTGCCACAATTAAAGGGCGAGTTTTCATAGAGGTGGTAAAGCCAGGCACCGCGTTGCTTCGCCCTTCGGCCATATACGAATCAATATATTCGTGAGTCGACTTAATCGAATAATATAAATTGGGGTATTGAAGTTCAATTAGTTTCTCCAAAGATGCAAAACCGATATTGTTGTTTTCCACAACCACCATACAATCTCCGTATTCCCGACCCGTTGTATTCACTAGATTTGAATACATATCCAAATTAACTTTCCCTTGATATTCTGCCACCTGATGCAAGGTGTGCAAATCAATTACATGAAAGGCGGAAAAGTCTTTGCCACATCTGCAACCAGCAAGTAAGAATGCTCAGGATTATAAGTTTCCCACATCCATAAGTTTCTATCGAATCCTGTTCTGTATTGCGGATCTAGGATATCATCAACTTCTATCCTTTCCAAATCTTCCGGGTTTAGAACTGTCTCGCCGGACATGTTAAAATTGCACTCAAGTTCTTGCGCTATTTGACGGCGAGACATGTTCCTAGTTTCTTTCTCGAACCACTCCACGTCGCGTTCAGGGTGCTTATCCCACTGAATCTTTATTGGATGAAAATCATTTAGGCCCGCGTCGGCGTCAATGTATGTTTGGTGGAACCAATTACCAACACCGTTCGGGGTCGAAAGGGCAATGCACCGACCGCCCGTTGAAAGAGTGGGATACAAACCAGTCCACAACTCATCTAGCCCCTCTACGTGCGCGGCCTCATCAACCACAAGAAGAGACAAAGCTTCCGAACGTCCAGCATCAACGCTGGTTGAAGATGCTTTAATCTGCGAACCGTTTGATAACTCAAACGAAGTCCTGTTATCTACCACAATGGGGGCGACCATCATCCAGGTTGGCAGGTATTTAATAATGTGCTTGACTTTTCGCACAAGATTTGTTGCTGTGCTAAACTTGGTCGCCATCACCATGACGTTCTTATCACGATGGAACATCATCATCCAAACGACATAGGCTGCGCAAATGGTGGATATACCTAGTTGCCGAGCTTTGAGGATTACATTAAATCTGTAATCATTGAAATCTTTTAGTAGATCGTCTTGGAAGTCATAAGTCTTGAAAGGAATCAGCCCCTTGACGGGGTGGGAAATCTTCGCGTAGTTATTTATAAAATAAACAGGATCCTTGCCGGATTTGACAATCTCTTTGATAATCTCCTGCTTTGTTAATTGATAGCTCATTCATGGCCTTACTTATTAGCGTTACTCTTTGCCTATAGTATTGTATAAATCCTTGAACAAGAGTCTCGCATCGTTCACTTTAACGCGCCCGTTATTTGGACCACCTTGGAGCATTCGGCTAACAATGTTTTTCATCAAAGCCGGGAAAGCTTCCCCTTTTATCATTTTGAACCTTGTGTTAAGTTTGTCGAGAAGCCCGCCGAGTTCGGCAATAAGTTTATCCTGGGGGATTTCCTCCTCCTCTTCGGCAGGCGCATCTTCTTCCGCGAAGCGCCCAAGCTCTTCTTTAATAATTTTCTCAAGCTCAGTTTTTGTTAGTTTCATTTCCGAGGCTCCTCGTCCCTTTTACCAGAAACGTTTTCAGGCTTTTTGGTTTTCGGGTATTGGTCTTTACCAATCGCCAACCAGTTTTTGATTGCGTCATCTAAACGGTCCTCGCTTTCTTCTTGGACTGTTCCAGTGGTGTCGTCCATTCCGCCAATCTTATAATGTTGCTTGGCCTGAACCCAGGAGCGAACACGGGAAGTGCTCTGGACCATAATGTCTGGGTCACCTTCCGCAGATAAAGAC